AGTAATAATCAGCATTTTATTACTACGTCCTATCCGTTTTTTGTATCATACACATCTGGGGTAAAGTATATTTTTAGTTGCTATGTGAAAGCGGGAACAACAAACCGGGTTCAATTTACCGGGAATGGCGTAGTTTTTGGAACCGCATTATATGCAAATTTTCTGTTAACAGGAAACGGAAGTGTTACCGCTTCTTCAGGGGGAACTGGTAACATTACTCCTCTTGCGAATAACTGGTATCGCATTTCATTTGCCGCAGTTTGCCCTACATCTGCGTCATCGGCTGGCGGCGTTCTTGGCTTTATCTCGTCTGGGACTGATACCCGACTTCCGATATTTACTACATCCGACTCAATCTATGTTTCTGGGTGGCAGGTAGAAGCCGTGACCTACGCCACCACCCCAGCACCGTATGTCGCCACCACCACGTCCGCCTACTACGGCCCGCGCTTTGACTACGACCCTGTGACGTTGCAGCCGAAGGGCTTGCTGGTTGAGGGGACGCGGACGAATGAAGCAATAAATAGTCAAGTTCTCAATTCACTATTTACCTATCGTGATAGCGCCGACTTCGCCGTAACATCAAGCGTCGCTCCTGATGGCACAGCTACAGCTAACTCACTGATTGCTGTGTCTGGCACAGTCACCCCATTGCGCGCCAGATTGGGAATGACGTTTTCTGCTGCGTCTTACACGCTATCAATATACGCCAAGTCTTTTGGATATAACTTTGTTTCGTTGGCGTTTTATGATGGAACGGCGTCATATCTTACATATTTCAACCTATCAAATGGAACAATAGGAACCAATGCCTCTGGTAGTACGGCATCAATTGCGTCAGTAGGCAATGGTTGGTATCGCTGCGCTATAACAAGAACATTACCCTCCACAAGCACCGGTCAAATTCGCATTTTTCCAACAAATGCGGATAACACGACTACATATTCTGCAAACGGCACATCCGGCGTCTATGTTTGGGGCGCGCAGCTCGAACAGGCAAACTTCGCCACCAGCTACATCCCCACAGTAGCCTCAAGCGTCGCCCGCGCCGCAGAAACCTTCAGCCTCACCGGCTACGCCAACCGCCTCGTCGAGGCTTACTACATCGACGAGCAGACGGGCGCGAACTATTCGAGCGTCACCGACGACAGCGCGACCAATGCGCTTGGCTTCCTGTCGCAGTTTGTCGGCTCGATTAGCGGCACAACGCTCACAGTGTCCTCCGTGTCCTCCGGCTCGCTTGCTGTTGGTCAGAGCGTCTATGGCTCTACCGTCGCGGCAGGCACGGTCATTACGGCGCTAGGCACAGGAACCGGCGGCGCTGGCACCTACACGGTAAACATCAGCCAGACGGCTCCTGCAAGCGGCACAACGACGCTACGCACAAGCCTCGCCTTCGGCTGGGTCACGTCTCTGCGCGCCTACACCAACGCCTATGCTGGCAGCATCTCCTCGCCATCGTGGCTGTCGTTCAGCCGTGCTGGTGGCGCTATGTATTACGACAGCACCGGCTTCCTGACGTGGGCTCCAGAAAACCTGTTGCTGAACAGCGCGACACTATCGACGCAGACTGTAGCTGTGACGAGCGCCCCTGTTACGACTGGCGGTCAGGTTGGCGCTGTCTACGTGCTATCGTTCTCTGGCACAGGTTCAGTCGCTATCAGCGGCACAAGCCTTGTGTTCTACACCGGGTCTTCGACGCTTGCAGGAACCGGCGTTTCCAATCGTGTCTCCGCGTGCTTCTTTGCAGCACAGGGCAGCCTTACGTTCACAGTCACCGGCAGCGTCACCTCCGCACAGCTAGAGCGCGTCACCTACCAAACCTCACCCCGCGCCTACATCCCGACGACCAGCGCCGCCGTGTATCAGCCGCGCTACGACTATGACCCCAGCGTGACCCCGGCGACACCGAGGGGGATGCTGATTGAGGAGCAGCGGGTTAATCTGCTGCCGTATAGCAATACGTTTACAAGCTGGAGTTCATTCGGAACCGCAACGCTTACCCCGGCGGCGGCAATTTCGCCTGATGGAACAAACAACGCTACATTGAATGCAAGCGCCGCCAATAACGGGATACAATATGCATCATTACCGATTAGCGCCAGTAATCAATACACTTTTTCTGTTTATGCAAAAGCTGGAACAACATCTACAATAAGACTTAGTTATGTCTTTTCTGGCGGCGCAGGCGTAAATGCGGTTAGCGATTTCACAATATCCAGCGGAACTTCTGTTGGAAATGGCTGGTATAGAATTGTTTATGTTTTTACGCCCGGCGCAGGAGATACTTCTTTAGTTGTTCGCATACAAGCGGCATCAACAACCGCAAATTATTATATCTACGGCGCTCAAGTAGAAGCGGGTTCCTTCCCCACCAGCTACATCCCCACGACAACTGCCAGCGTCACACGCGTCGCGGATGTCGCGCAGTTGACGGGGAGCGCGCTGACGACGTTTCAAGGATCGAATGTTACAGCTATAGCGCAATACACACAAAACCCATTTTTTGATGCTAACTCCCCATATCAGCGTATGTATTTGTGGGACTTCACGGACGGCGGCCTGTCGAGACTGTCATGCAGAGCATCCGACCTTGCTGGAACAAATCCGTGCCTCGCAATTGGAAACGGAGCTTCGGTCACAACTGTTAACCCTACGTCATCTGTTATAAAAGGCACAACAAATAGGTTTGGAACAGCGTTTTCAAAAACAGCGTCTCCTGCGGCCGTTTCTTTGAACGGGCAGAACACTGTTACAGGCGGGACAGTTTTTGGCGGGTCAGTAACTTCCATAAATCTCGGCGGCAACAATGTCGGCGTAAACCAATTTAATTCTTGGCTCGGTTCTTTTGCTCTCTACAACCAGAAGCTCCCCGACGCCATCCTCAAGCAGAAAAGCAGCGTCAACGCTCCTTACTAGGAAAGCACAATGGAAATCGTCTTCAACTCTCACACCTACGAAGCCTTGCTCGCTGACGCCGAGCGGCTTGGCTTCACCTACGACGACGCGGAAGGCAACCCGCAGATTATCGTCAACGGCCCCATCTCCACGGGCGGCTCGTATTTTTTGAATGTTATAGGGACAATCTACGAGCCTGTCGTTCCCCCGACCAACCCGGACGACCCGTGGCCTGCGCCCGTGCCGCGTGAGGGGTTCTGGGGCAGGCTTCGCCTCAACGGCACGCCCGAGACTATGCCCGGCTTCGACCCTGCGATTACGCAATACGTCTACCAGCAGGGCGATATGGACACCCCCGGCGGCTGGGTCAACGCCGCTGACGGAACGCCCGCGCCTGAGTGGGTTGCAACTGTGGGCGTAATCGCTTAATATCAACATCAACCGACTGGCCGGAAAGCTAGGTAAAAATGGAAGACGAACAGGCTGTAACGGAGATAAGCCCCGTGTCGGAACCGGAAGCCACGGCGGCCCCGGAAACTCCAGAGACTACGCCGGAGGAACAGCCGTCTGAGAGAAAATTCACTCAACAAGAGTTGGATGATCTCATAGACAAGCGCCTGAAGAAACAGCATCGCAGACTGGAGCGAGAGTTTTCACAGCGAATTGCGGGGACACAGGCCCTAAAGCCCGTAGCCCCTCCCGCAGACCCGAATGATTTTGAGACCGCTCAGCAGTATGCCGAGGCATTGGCTGAACAGAAAGCTCAAGAGCTTTTGGTGAAGCGCGAGGCCGCAAAGCAGCAGGAAGCTATCGTTGAGGCTTATAGAGACCGCGAAGAGGCAATTCGGGACCGATACGACGACTTTGAACAGGTCGCCTACAACCCGAGTCTCCCCGTAACGGACTTTATGGCTCAGGCCATTCAGGCGTCTGACATTGGTCCCGAAGTCATCTATTGGCTAGGGTCCAACCCGGCAGAAGCCCGACGGATCTCCAGCTTGCCGCCGATCTTGCAGGCAAAGGAGATCGGCACGATTGAAGCCAAACTGGTTGTCAATCCGCCGGTCAAGAAGACATCATCCGCTCCAGCGCCGATTGCGCCTGTTGCGGCTCGTTCTTCGGGAACTCCGGCGTATGACACGACGGACCCGAGGTCGCTAAAGTCCATGTCCACGTCGGAATGGATCGAAGCGGAGCGGCTGCGGCAGATCAAGAAGCTGGAAGCACAACGACGCTAAGTCATTGAAAGGACTGGGTAATGAGCAACAGCCTGTTAACAATTGACATGATCACGAGGAAGGCTCTGGAGATTAACTAACCGGTCTCCCCAGTTAGTGATAACTGGAAAAATAACTGTGTGAATTCGGTGAACCTCATGATAGGGTTATATCATGAAAACACCGAGCCAAGACACCGACGAGAATAATTCCGACCTGACACCGGAAGAACTCGTCCGAAAGAAGAACCGGGAAGCGGCTCGCCGTTACCGTGAAAAAGATCCTGAAAGGCAGCGCCGCCGCATGAGAGAGTGGCGGGCTGCCAATCGGGAGAAGGCCAGAGAGCAATCGCGCGAATGGCGAAACCGCAAGCTGGCTGCTGCTTCACCTGAAGAAGAAGCAAAAATACGTCAGGCCGAGCGCGACAAAACCAAGAAAAATCAAGATAGGACACGCAAACAAGTCTTTGAGGCTTATGGCGGGTTCATTTGCGCTTGTTGCGGCGAAACAGAGCCTAAATTTCTATCTATAGACCACATCAATAATGATGGTGCGACAGAACGTCGCAGTGGCCAATATAATGGCGGCGGATCGGCTTTTTATAATTGGCTAAGGAAAAACGCTTTTCCTCCCGGCTATCAGGTGCTATGTATGAACTGTCAGGTCGGTAAGCATCGCAATGGCGGTGTTTGTCCTCATCAGTGTAAGGTGTAACGACTATCCCGAAAGGGAGTAGGACCAAGCGGTCCGAAGCGCACAGCCCTCCGCATGGAGGTGAAGAGATAGTCTGCTCTGCATGGTGACATGCAGCGGCTCCAGAAATGGGGCGGGCCAGAAGTAGCGATTCTGGTTGAACATTTGGCCTAGAAAACAACCTCGTGCTGACCCGCACCGTGAACCGCCAGTACGACGACAGCTTCGCCGTCGAGGGCGCCAAGATCGGCTCGACCCTCCGCATCCGTCTGCCCGACCGCGCTCTGGTCACGGACGGCGCGGCCCTTCAGGTTCAGGACGACAACGAGCAGTACACCACGCTCGCGGTCTCCAGCCAGAAGCACATCGGTGTCAATTTCACGACCGCCGAGCTGACGATGCAGTTGGACGACTTTGCCGACCGCGTCCTGAAGCCTCGTATCTCGCAGCTTGCCGCTTCTATCGACGCGGACGTTGCGAACAGCTTCAAGTATATCGGCAACTCGGTCGGCACGCCCGGCACGACGCCGGCCACGTCGCTGGTCCTGCTTCAGGCTCAGCAGAAGCTGAACGAGAACGCCGCCGTCATGTCGCCGCGCTACGCGACGGTCAACCCGGCTGCAAACGCTGCGCTGATCGAGGGCATGAAGGGTCTCTTCAACCCGGTCTCGGCCATCTCAAAGCAGTTCAAGAACGGCATGTTCGGTGAAGGCATCCTCGGCTATGACGAGCTGAATATGTCGCAGTCGGTCAAGCAGTTCACGACTGGCTCGCGCGCGGGCACCGTCACGGTCAACGCGACGGTTA